CGGCGCATTACCAGTTCCGTTGAGATACTATGCCGCGCACACTGGCCGGTGGGGCGGGTCAGATAAAATTAATCTGCAAAACTTACCTAGTCGAGGGAATAACATCCTGAAAAACGCTATCCGGGCACCGGATGGATACGTCATTATCGACGCAGATTCATCCCAGATTGAGGCGCGGGTACTTGCGTGGTTGGCTGGACAGGAGGATTTAGTAGAGGCTTTTCGTCAGAACAATTACGAAAAGTGGAATAACGTCCCAGAATCTGAACAGAAGTACGACGTCTATAAGATTATGGCTTCTAAGATATATGGTAAATCTATCGCAGATATAACCAAACCCGAGCGGTTCATGGGTAAGACAGTCATTCTAGGGAGTGGCTACGGTATGGGTGCTTCCAAATTTCAGGTGCAACTGAAGACAGCGGGAGTAGAGCTGGAGCTAGACGAATGCGAAAGCATTATTAACACTTATAGAAAGTCATACGCAAACATACCTGTATTCTGGAAGAAAGCTGACGTAGCACTCAGATGTTTTTTAGATAATAAAACCATAGAATTAACGAACACTAGAGCTGTAAAGATAGAAAAAGGAGGTTTCTTACTACCTAACGGATTCATACTTAAGTATCCATCTTTGCAGCGAACAGATGGGGGGTTTTCTTATTTAGTAAGAAAAGAACGTAAGAAGATTTACGGTGGTAAAGTCGTAGAGAATATCTGCCAAGCTGTAGCTCGATGTATCATTGCAGAGCAGTTGGTGCACATAGCAAAGAAATATAAAGTCGCTTTAACTGTGCACGACGCTGTGACTTGCGTAGTGAAAAAGCGCGAAGCTGAGTCTGCCCGAGCATACATAGAGGAAGCCATGCGTACAGCACCGGCATGGGCAGAAGGGTTGCCATTGAACTGTGAATCTGGTATAGGTGAGAGTTACGGTCAGTGTTAGGGGACGCTTATGGAGTCAATAGATTACGCATTTTCGATAGTTGAGATGAAAAAACTTCTCAAAGAATTAGAAAACTTATGTCTAGATGTTGAAGTTAAAAAGGACATCAGTGAATACGTAGCTATAACACTAAAGCTACAAGATATAAACATACACTCAGATAGATTAGCTGTTTGGGCGAAGAAAAATTATATAGAGCTAATAACAAAATGACAGTATGGTCTTATTCTAGCATCAACTTATTCAAACAATGCCCTAGAAAATACTACAGGCTAAGAGTTAGTAAAGACATTGTAGAAGAAGAAAAAGAACATTTGATATACGGTAATGAAGTCCATAAAGCTGCTGAAGAATACGGTAGAGATGGTAAACCGATACCAAAAAAGTTTCAATTTATAAAATCTTATTTAGATTCTTTGTTATCAATTAAAGGTGATACATTTTTTGAATATAAACTGGGACTAACAGATGAATTAATTACTTGCGATTTCTTCGACCCTGCGGTATGGTGGCGGGGTGTAGCTGATTTCCTCTGCGTAAAAGCTAATGGGAAAGAAGCTGTTTTAATAGATTATAAAACAGGTAAATCCTCTCAATACGCAGACACAGACCAGTTAGAATTATTATCTCTTGCAATCTTTAAAAGATTTCCAGAAGTTCAAAAGATAAACGCAGGACTTCTATTTGTAGTAGCTAAAGATTTTATAGAGATAACTATTCAAAGAGAACATGAAGATATATTCTGGAAAAAATGGTTTCCCCCAGTTAAAAGATTAGAGCAGGCGTATGAGAATGATGTATGGAATGCGTCACCTAATTTTACTTGTAGATACTATTGCCCTGTAATTGATTGTGAACACAATGGAAGACGATGAAGTAAAGAATAAAAAAATATGGTTTAAATCACACAAACCGGACTGCATGATATTTCAATATCATAGATGTACTTGTGGATACGAAGACTACCGTAACAAAGGCGACATTATGTCGCGAGTGTTAGAGGAAGATTTAAATGCCATACAAAAACCCAAAAAACCGTAATTACAAAAAAGATTACGAGACTCAGAAAAAACGTAACGGTGGTAGCACAGAAGGACCAGCACGTAGAAAGCGTAGGCTTGCTCGCTACGAAGCACAGAACCCCGGAAAAGACGGAAAAGTCACCGACAAGGTTAACGATGGAGTAGACATAGACCACAAAAAACCTTTGAGTAAGGGTGGTACTAACGCTCCGGGTAATCTCAGGCGCGTGTCTCCAAGTAAGAACAGGTCGTTCTCTAGAAACTCAGACCACTCTGTAAAAGAGAATAAACCGAAGAAGCGAACTAAAAAAGCGTAATGCAAATTCTCGAAAATAAGTATTTAGTTCTACGAACGCGCAAACCCGAACGGGTGCTGACGAAAGACGTTGGGGCTAAAGTCTTATGTACGAAAGATGATATATACACGATACGTTGTAACTGGGTGGCACAAAATTCAGTTATCCTAACTGATGCGGGGGTGACTAATGTGCCGTCACCTATCATCCGAGACTACACTTGGAAGGGCGCATTCGCGCCTATGCGGCACCAGATAGATACAGCTTCGTTCCTATCCGCACGACGGAGAGCTTTCTGTTTCAACGAACAGGGGACCGGCAAAACAGCTTCCGCTATATGGGCCAGCGACTATCTGATGACCGAGGGGATTATCCGCAGAGTTCTTATTGTGTGCCCACTCAGTATCATCCAAGCCGCGTGGGAACATGACTTGTTCCAATTTGCGACGCACCGTACCGTAGGCATTGCGCATGGTAATAGAGAAAAGAGGAAAGCCGTAATCAATAGCGACGCTGAATATGTCGTTATCAACTATGAAGGTGTTGATATTGTTGCGGACGATATCGCCAAAAATAATTTTGATTTGATAATCATAGATGAAGCCAACGCTTACAAAACAACGAACACGAAGCGTTGGAAGACTATGAATAAGTTAATTACCACACAGAAATTTGTATGGATGATGACTGGAACCCCAGCGGCACAAACACCGTTCGATGCTTACGGACTAGCTAAACTCTGTGTGCCAAGCCGAGTGCCGCAGTTTGCTGGTAGATTTAAAGAATCTGTAATGGTCAATGTCGGACGCTTTAAATGGATAGCGAGACCTGAAGCCAGCAATATCGTGCATAAGGTTTTGCAGCCAGCTATCCGGTTTAGAAAAGAAGAATGTTTAGACCTTCCAGAAATTACCTATACCGACCGTTATGCACCGTTAACTCCGCAGCAGACTTCATACTACAAACGAATACGTGAAGATTTCTTAGTTCAGTTGTCCAGTGGGGAGGAGATATCGGCGGCCAACGCGGCGGTCAATCTGAACAAATTACTCCAAGTCTCATCCGGTGCAGCCTATAGCAATAGCGGCGCCGTGGTTAGATTCGATGTGAGTAACAGACTTAATGTAGTGAAAGAAGTTATAGCCGAGGCCAGTAACAAGGTTCTTATCTTTGTCCCGTTCAAACACGCTATAGAACTACTTAAGGAAAACTTAGATAAGGCAAAAATTCCATGTGCCATCATCTCTGGTGAGGTGTCCATGAACAAGCGCACGGAAATTTTCAGTCGGTTCCAAAACAAACCGGATACAGACCTAAAGGTGTTAATCATCCAACCCGCTGCAGCGGCACATGGCATTACGTTAACTGCTGCAAATGTGGTTGTATGGTACGCACCGGTTACCTCAATCGAGACTTATTTACAGGCAAATGCGCGAATTGTCCGAAAAGGGCAACGCAATCCTATGACTGTTGTACATATCAGGGGGAGTAGGGTGGAAGAGAGATTGTACAAGATGCTTCAGAACAGACTGGACGAGCACACAAAATTAATAGATTTATACCGTGATGAGTTGACACTGTAAGGAAATTAGACTAAAATTCCGCTCACTGACTCCCACAAACCGGAGGCATCATGTCAGAAGTTACCGCAGATAGGCTCGTTTCCGCATACATCGCGATGCGGGATAAAAAACACGCTTTAGAAGCCGCACACCAAGCGGCGCTGAAACCACTCCAAGAACAGATGGAAATGGTAGAACGCGCTATGCGTGAAGTATGCAAAGACGTAGGTGCGGATTCTATTCGCACGGCGCACGGCACGATTATACGGAGTGTAAAAACTCGATACTCAACATCGAATTGGGAATCCATATATCGAATTATGGATGAGCACGGCGAGTACGGGTTATTGGAAAAGCGAATCCATCAGGGTAATATGAAGAATTTTCTGGAGGAGAACCCTGATATCCATCCAGAGGGGTTGAATGTAGAAAGCGAATACACTGTTACTGTTCGTAGAAAATAGGAGACTTAAATGTCATACGATATTATTCCAGTTGGTGATATGTCTAACGTACCAGACTACGTTAGAGCGGATGGACCGTCAGAATTAACACGGTCTTTAATGAGCGGCGGGGGGAGCCAGCTAAAACGTATCTCTATCCGAGGGCGCGTATTCCGTTGTATCGTAAACGGTGAAGAGGTTGCTAAAAATAAAAACGGCTACATGGATGTCATCATTCTTAATGTTGCCAAAGACTACAACCGCACCTACTACGAAGGTTCTTACGACCCGAAAGCAGAAGCTAAACCGCCTCGGTGTTGGTCTGCGGATAGTAAAACTCCAGCTAAAAATGTGCCGGAACCTATGGCAGCGAGCTGCGATGCTTGCCCCATGAACATCAAAGGTAGTGGGCAGGGAGACTCTCGGGCTTGCCGAATGAAACGCCGCATGGCCGTAGCGCTTGCATCAGACTTAAATAGTGGTGTGTACCAGATTGAGCTTCCCGGTGCCTCCGTATTCGGTAAAGGCGATGGCGAGAACATGCCTGCTAATGTCTACTTCAGATATGTAGGTTCTCAGAATTACAGCATCGAGCGTGTAGTAACACGTATGTATTTCGATGATGATGCGGACAATCCTAAGTTGTTCTTCACCGTTGTAGGCTTTCCTTCTCCTGCAATGCTTCCTAAATTAAACGAACTTCTAGATTCCGAAGAAGCAAAAGAAGCTGTAGGTATTCAAGTATTCGAAACTGACAAAGTGAATACGCCTAAACAGCTTCAGCTTCCTATAGAGAGTGCATCGGAAGAGGAAGAGGAAGAGGAAGAGGAAGTTGTAGTTGTTAAGAAGAAAAAACGTGTAGCTAAACCTCCCGTTGTCGAAGTTGAGGAAGAAGACGAAGATGATGAGGAGGAATCATTTGGCGCACCTACTGTAATTAAGAAAAAAGCAAAGGCGAAACCAACTAAAATTGATGATGACGATGATGACGAGCTTAATTCTATCCTGAATAGGTTTGCATCGAAGAATAACGACGTCGATGACGACGAGGACGAAGACGAGGATTAAATTCTATGGACAATCGAGGCTACAGCAAGCGTATTGCAGAAGTTAATGCGAACGCCAACCCTGATAGCCTCGGTGTCCAACTCGGTAGATACTGCATACAGCACGAAATACCTATTATGGAAATCGCAAGAATGTTCGGTGTTTCACGTATGTCTGTGTACAGTTGGTTTACCGGGAAGTCGGAGCCGAGGCTTTTGAAGTACACCGTGCGAATAAAACAATTTTTGGAGGAACGTATTAACGATAACATAGAAGAATAAATGTGAAATACGATAGCTTTCTTGAAAAAGTATTAGACACTTCCCAAGGATTCTACTGTTTAGTAGGAATAAAAGGGAAAAACGTAAAGCAGCTATTCACAGAAGAGGTATCAGATGTAGAAAATATAGTAGACAATTTTCTTAAAAGCGGACGAGATGCGTATTTCGCATGTGGCACGTTAAAAGATAATTCGTCTAGGAAGCAGAACAATGTCGTGAGCATGAAGTCTTGCTATATAGACTTGGATTGCGGAACGGACAAAGGCGCTAAGGGTTACGAAACACAGCAAGATGCTTTAGTAGCACTTAAAAAATTCTGTGGTAAACATAACTTACCGCTTCCTTCGATTGTCGATTCGGGCTATGGCGTGCATGGGTATTGGGCGTTCACTAAACCTATAACGGTGGACGAATGGTATTCCGCAGCTACTAGATTAAAGAAGTTATGTATACGTGATGGACTACGTATAGACCCGACAGTTACGGCTGATGCGGCTAGAGTGCTGCGTATGCCCGGTACTAAAAACTTTAAATACGGTACTTCCGTCGATGTAACGCTCGTCCATACTGCAGACAATATAGAGTATGAAACTTTCTGTGAGCTAACAGAAGTTGTTCCCTTAAACTTACCTAACTTCGCAGGGAAATCAGAAGTATCTGAGCTTACAAAACGGTTAATGTCAGACCGTAGAAATTCGTTTGAAAAAATACTTAGGAGAACACTAAACAAAAACGGATGTAATCAGATAAGATTTATTATACAAAACCAAGAAGATTTGCATTACGATTTATGGAGAGCTGGTTTATCTATCGCTAGAAATTGCTCGGATTGGGAGAAAGCAATACACCTAATATCGTATAAACATAAAAA